CTGGGATGAAACTCAGGTTTGCCGCGAATCCGTACAGGGTCTACCAAATGGCTTTGCAACCACTTGGTGAGGCCTTGTATGCTGCCTTGAAACGCGTGCCGAACGACTTTACGTTCGACCAGTTAGCCGGCGTTGGAGCAATTCAACAGTGGCTACGAGATGGTTTACCATCTATAAGCATGGATCTGTCGAATGCTAGTGATAACATTCCTCTAGATCTACAGCTCGAATTGATGAGCCGTCTCGGTGTTAGCACGCTGTGGATCCAGTTTTATCGCGACTGTTGTCGCGGTGACTGGTACCTACAACGTAAAGTGGGTGGTAATGTTGAAACCATCCGCTGGACGGTAGGTGCACCACTAGGTCTGTATCCAGTGTTTGCCAGTTTCACACTCTGGCATCACTCGATGGTTCAGGCGTGCTTTGCCGATTTGGGGAAACCTAAGCTGGCGGGGCGCTGGCCTTATGCCATCATTGGAGATGACTTGTGGCTAGGCGATCAGGAGGTTGCGAACCTCTATGTTGATCGTATGTCAGCCCTCGGTGTCCCTGCGTCAACCTCGAAAGGGTTGATTTCTAGAGGCACTGCCGACTTCGCAGGTCGGGTGATCACTGCTAACGACGTGATTCAGGGTTTCAAATGGAAGGGTCCGTGTTCCGATGAGAACTTTGTTGAGTTCCTTAGGAACGTGGGCCCCGGTGGTCTCATTTGTATGAGGCCCCGCCAGCGGTGGGTAGTCGAGTTTATCATCGACTTACCCGAGCCTTACGGCTTGGGTTGGAACCCACTGGGCATTCCTCTTGAAGAACGCCTGACGCCACAAATCGAAAGATTGTGGTCACGCGACGAGCGTGTAAGGACATTCGAGAGGGGTGCAGTCTGGATTAATCGTCTTCTCTACGCGGCAGAAAGGTTTCACCTTACACCGTGGATTAGCGATAATCTCGATGTTGCTCCCCTAGCCTCCGACCAGGAGGCCCTGATTTTGTCTCAATCGGTGTTTCCCGGATGGGAATCCGGTCCGCACCTATGGGGCAATGTGGCTGAGCTGCTCTCGAGTTCCGAGAATACGCTCTCGCCACAGGGGCGTGCTGACCTTCGTCTTATGCTTCACCGTGTCTCGTCTCTCGAGAAGAGAGACCAAGTCCCAACGTTGGTACAGTTGGAACGTAAGATACGGCGTGTGCTGTCACGTAGTCGGTAATACCAACCATGTTATGCACATGCAGAGATGGTCATTACACCACACTGTTAAGAAAGGCCCTTGAGTAAGGCAGTGGTGACCAGCGTACGTTGGGTTCTCACCCGG